ATTGAAGTAGATAGAGAAAATCGCAAAAACATCTTTCGAAAAGTATTTCGTAAGGATATTATGAATGTGGTAAACGATGATACATCTGGAAACAATGTAAACTCAGTTTATATGAAGAAAGGTGTTCTGCTTTCAAACAACAAATGGGAATCTTCTTGGGATTCCATTGGTTCAACACCAACTAAATCCCAATTCAGCCCTTACACAAAAGTAGTACGAAACCAATGGGGAAGTTGGAATACAACCAACTCACGAGCTGGATTTCCAATGGTGTAAAAAAAATTCAAATGTATTTGGAAATGTGAAAAACTTTTCGTATATTTGTATCAAATAAATTTCAGGTAACCTCCAAAAACTTGGTTTCTTGATATTTATATAAGGTGTAGGAAAGACACCATAATAAAACCAATAAATTATATAAACCTTTAAAATTTAAACAATTATGGCACTAGATTTAAGCGCAATCCGTGGACGTTTGAACAAACTCCAAAACACTTCAAAGAAAACCGATAATCTTTGGAAACCCACTCCGGGTAAACATCAAGTACGAATCGTTCCTTACAAATTCTCTCCTGAGAATCCTTTCATCGAACTATTCTTCCACTACAACATCAACAACAAAACTTACCTTTCTCCATCTTCCTTTGGGCGTCCTGACCCCATTGTCGAATTTGCTGACAAATTGAAGCGAATGGGTGATAAAGAAGATTGGAAAGCGGCTAAGAAAATGGAGCCAAAACTCCGTACTTTTGTTCCTGTTCTTGTTCGTGGTGAAGAAGGTGAAGGTGTAAAGTTTTGGGGATTCGGAAAGACCGTTTACCAAGAAATCTTAGGTTACATTGCTGACCCAGACTATGGTGATATTACTGACCCTAACTCTGGACGTGATTTAACAATTGAGTACATTTCAGCAGAAGATGCTGGAACTTCATACCCAACTACTACACTTAGAGTAAAGCCAAATGTAACTCCATTGGCTGGTGATGAGGCTCAAATCACAAACCTTCTACAAAATCAGAGTAATATTACTGATATCTATCAGGAACTATCTTACGCTGAATTGAAATCAGTATTGGAAGGTTGGTTGAACCCAACTGGTGAAGATGGTGAAGAGAGTGTAACTGAAAAAACTCTTTCAGCACCAGCCCCACAAGCAGCACCTGCTGTACAAGCAGCTCCTGCTCCACAAGCTTCAGTTCCCGCTGAGGACCGTAAAAAATTGGATGATGTGGCATCTGCATTTGATGATTTATTCAATAACTAATAGGTTACATTATGGCGAAAAAAGAAATAGATTTAGCAGAAGTTTTAGCTGAATCGCTAAACAAACAATCAAAAGACCAAAAAGTAGCATTCTTTTTGGATGGTGGAGATGCTCCTACCAATGTAGCGGGGTGGGTATCCACCGGAGCATCAATGTTGGATGTTGCCATTTCTAATCGCCCTTATGGTGGATTGCCTGTTGGTAGAATCACCGAAATTACTGGACTAGAACAATCTGGAAAATCATTGGTATCCGCTCACCTCCTTGCTGAAACACAAAAGCAAGGTGGTGTTGCGGTACTCATTGATACCGAAAATGCGGTAAGTAGAGAGTTCTTAGAAGTAATTGGAGTAGATGTATCTAAACTACTTTATGTAGCAGCTGAAACTGTTGAACAATGTTTCGAATATACTGAAACCATTATTGAGAAAGTAAGAGTAGCATCGAAAGATAAACTCGTAACAATCGTAGTGGATTCAGTTGCCGCAGCATCAACTGAAAAGGAGATGGAAGCTGATTATGGTAAAGATGGATACGCAACTGATAAAGCAATCATCATTTCCAAAGCAATGCGTAAAATCACTAACTTAATTGGTAGACAGAAAATCACTTTGGTTTTCACAAATCAGTTGAGACAGAAGATGAACGCAATGCCATTCTCTGACCCTTGGACAACTTCTGGTGGTAAAGCAATCGCTTTCCATGCATCGGTTCGTTTGAGATTGAAGAGTATGGGAACTATTAAGGTGAAAGAAAGTAGTGGTGATAGAATCGTTGGTATCAAAGTTCGAGCGCAGGTTGTAAAGAACCGAATGGGACCACCACTTCGTTCCGCAGATTTCGATATCTTCTTCGATAGAGGTATTGATAACTATGGGGCTTGGTTAGCGATGATGAAAGATAACAAAATCGTATCGCAGGGTGGAGCATGGTACACTTATGTGGATATCGAAACTGGTGAGGAATTCAAATTCCAAGCCAAAGATTTCCCTGAGTTGTTACAAACCAACGCAGAATTAGAAGAGCAAATTTACAAAAGAATTTGTGAAGCAACTATCTTACAATACAAAAAGGATTCAATGGATACCGATAATTTGGTAACGGATTCAGAAGTAATCGGAGATTAAATAAAACAATAAGTTATGAGCAGATTAAAAGAAATGTTAAAGGCCTCTGCGCAAGCAGATAAGGCAAAAGCACTCCTTACTTTGGAGTTGTTGGAAAAACATCCCGCTGGGATTGGTGACCATTCTACAAAAGATTTCTACGAAAACGCTGAAGAAGCACTTCAGATGTTGGTAGATGCAGATGATAGATTGGAAGCTATTGAGAAATACTTTGGTAATCCAAGTGTTACTTATACAACAACAACTACATAATGAAGGAACTCTATAAGGATATCCTCAACGAAGTAAATGAGGAACACAAAACGAATCACCTTCGTGAAAGGAATAGTAGAGTTCTGATTATTGATGGACTAAACACCTTCATCCGTAGCTGGACAACCAACCCCACAATGAATGAGGATGGTGACCATACGGGTGGGGTGATTGGTTCACTCAAATCTATTGGATTCCAAATTAGGGAATTTAATCCAACTCGTTGTATTGTTACCTTTGATGGGAAGAATGGTTCGGAATCCAGAAAGAAAATCCACGAAGGATACAAAGCTGGTAGAGAAAAGAACCGATTCAGAGTAAATCGAACCTATGGTGAGATGATGAGTGAAGAGGATGAAAGATTATCAATGAGGCAACAATTTGTTTGGTTGAATGATATCTTAGATTATCTTCCTGTTCAAACTATGATTTACGATGGAATCGAAGCTGATGATACAATTGCTTATCTAACCCAATACAATTCAATTGAAGAGGGTAATGAGGTAGTTATTGTTTCAACTGATAAAGATTTCCTTCAATTGGTTTCTGATAAAGTAAAGGTGTTCTCACCTACTAAAAAGAAACTATACGATAGACAAATGGTTTATGATGAGTTTGGTATCTGGCCTCAAAACCTACTTTTATATCGTACTTTAGATGGTGATACATCTGATAACATACCAGGCATCAAAGGATGTGGCTTAAAAACCCTTTTAAAGAGATTTCCTGAACTTTCTGAAGATAAACTTATCACACATGATGATTTCTTTCAAATGTGTGAGGAGAAGAAAGGGAAGATTAAACTCTATGATGATATCTTACAAGCAAAAGACCAACTTTTGATGAATAAAAGATTGATGGAGTTAAAAGAACCCCACATTCCAACAAATCAGAAGATGAAGATTTTGGATAGATTCCGAGAAGAGGATATTGAATTTAAAAAAATAGATTTCCTCAGAGTTGGACAAAAATACAAAGTTCTTCAGAATTGGCGGGATATCAATGATTGGTTACATTCAACTTTTCAAAATATTATTATAAAATAGTTTTGGTAATTCACAAATTTTTTGTATCTTTGTGAAATCAAATTAGGTTACAAATAAATGCAAAATATAGATACTCTTTCCAAATACGGTCAATCATTTCAAACAAAGGTGTTATCATCTCTGATTGCTGATGTTCGTATGTTGGATACTCTTAGTGAGATTATACATCCAAAGTTTTTTGAATCTGAAGCTAACAAATGGATTGCGGAAGAGGTAATTTCTTATTACAATGAGTTTAAGAAATCTCCAACGCTTGATGTGTTTAAGGTAGAAGTTTCGAAGTTAGATGATAAAGGGTTTCAGAAAAGTGTAGTAGAGCAACTCAAATCAGTTTTTACCCAAGTTGGTGATTCTGATTTGGATTATGTAAAGAAAGAGTTTTCTAACTTTTGTATTAATCAGAACCTAAAAAATGCAATCGTTCAATCAGTTGACTTACTCAAAGCTGGAAACTACGATAGAATCAAAGATTTGGTAGATAAGGCAATGAAAGTAGGTGTGGATTCCGATTTAGGACATGATTACCTTTTGGACTTTGAAGAAAGAACTGAAGAGGTTAATAGAAACACCGTTCCAACTGGTTGGGATTGTATTAATGAACTTATGGATGGTGGTTTGGGACCTGGTGAATTGGGAGTAGCAGTAGCACCTTCTGGAGTTGGAAAGACTTGGGTATTATGTGCATTAGGAGCCGCAGCTGTAAAAGCAGGTTTAAATGTAGTACATTACTCATTGGAACTTTCAGAACACTATGTTGGACAGAGATATGATACCGTCTTTACACAAATTCCATCTGCTGATGTGAAAGATAAAAAGGAATTTGTTAAGGAAAAGATTAGTAGGTTGAGGGGTAAACTTCTTATTAAGTACTTTCCACCCAAAGGTGTATCTGCTAAAAAGATAGAAGCCCATATTGAGAAGATGATAGCAGCAGGTAATCGACCTGATTTGATTATAATTGATTACGCTGATTTATTACTTTCTCACTCCAACAAATCAGATTCCACTTATGGTGAACAGGGTGGAGTTTACATTGAGTTGAGAGGTATGGGTGGAGAATTGGGAATTCCAATTTGGACAGCATCCCAAACCAATCGTTCTGGTATTGATTCTGAAGTTATTGAAGCGGATAAGGTAGCAGATTCCTACGCTAAGGTAATGAACGCTGATTTTATTATGAGTATCAGTAGAAAGAGTAAAGATAAATTGAACAATACTGCACGATTTCATATTATGAAAAACCGATTCGGACCTGATGGAATTACTTTCCCATCTAAGATGGATACCAACTCTGGGTTCATTGAAGTGTACGATGGCAATTCATCGGATGGAATCATTACACAAAAAGAATCTGCAAATGGTGAACAAATGGAGAAAAAGTTACTTCACAAAAAGTATGTTGAGAACTTTGGGTAACTATCAAAATTTGTACAAAATATCAAAAAAGAAAAAAGTAAAAAAATTAACTTTGGAATGAAATTTTTTTCCAATATATACAATATGTATAATCACCTTTCGTATCTAAACGGAGGTTTTAAATTTTAATATCTATGGCAACATCACAAGAACTATTCGAACAAATTAAAGAACTCTTCGCTGAATTTGAAGAGAATCACACCTCATCTACTAAAGCTGGTAAATCAAGAGCTCGTAAGGCAATTGGTGAAATTAAAAAATTGGTAACAGATTATAGAAAAGCTTCGGTAGAGGAAACAAAATAATTGTTCTTTTAGTGTATGGATGCCTACGATTACCTTTCTAATCATATAACAACCGATATTGCCCCATCTCCAATACATGGGATAGGTACTTTTGCCCTTAGAGATTTGGAGGTTGGTGAGCAGTTGTTTGTTAGTTGGAAAGGTAATAGTAGAATCTACACTATGGAAAAACGAGAGTTTGATTATCTACCCAATTATGTGAAAAGGGTAGTAATCAAATCTTATGAAAACAAACCAGAATACCCTGTAATTTGGTTTAGATTATTTAAGGATTGTTATTTTAATTTAGCAAATCCAATAGTTTACACCAACACCGCTGGAAAAGATGGTAACTTTGATTCAGTAACAAAAAAAGTTATTAAACCAATCAAAGCTGGTGAGGAGATTTTGGGAACTTACAACTTAGAAAATACATTGTTATGACATTCGATGAATTAATTGAAAACATCACCCAATGGGCTGATGAAAAGGGAATCCTTTCTCCTGATAATGTACCTAAACAATCAATGAAGGTGATGGAGGAGTTGGGTGAAACAATGGGAGCAATCCTAAAACAAAAAAGAACAGATGAGGTTATCGATGGAATCGGTGATATCTTTGTTACAGTTATTATTTTAGCAAAACAACTAAATTTAGACCCTACAATGTGTTTGGAATCAGCTTGGAATGAAATCAAAGACAGAAAGGGAAAGAATGTAAACGGTACATTTATCAAAGAAGAAGAACTATGAGCAATTTTGTAGATGAAGCAGCGAAAGAAGTCCACTTCGTAATTAAAAGAGGTGGTGAAAAGCAAGAATTTGAGTTATTGAAAGTACAAAACTCTATCTTAAAGGCAATGGAAGCCGTTGGTAAGGTAGATGAGGAAGTAGCAGAAAAAGTAGCACGAAGTGTAGAAAGAAGTTTATTTAAGTACGATTACCAAACCACCGCAAAAGTGGATGAGATTGGTGATGTGGTTGAAAACCGATTGATGGATGTTGGTTTGAATGTGGTAGCAAAGGAATATATCCTTTATCGTTCAAAACACAAACCTGATATCTTTAAGAAAAGAGCTAATCTTAAACCATACGAATACCCTGAGTTGGTAGAGTATGTTGATGCTATTAGACACTCTTATTGGGTTCATACCGAATTCAACTTTACTTCAGATATCCAAGACTTTAAAGTACATTTGAGTGAAGCTGAAAGAACTGCAGTTCAAAGAGCAATGCTTGCAATATCCCAAATCGAAATCGCTGTTAAAACCTTTTGGGGAGACATCTACAAAAAAATGCCAAAACCTGAGATTGGAGCAGTTGGTGCAACTTTCGCTGAATCGGAAGTTAGACACGCTGATGCATACTCAAACCTAATTCAAGTATTAGGATTGAACTCAGAGTTCGAAAATCTAATGGAAGTACCTGCGATTCGTAGAAGAATCAAATATTTAGAAAAATCTATTAGTGGTGCTCGTTCTATTGAAAACAAAGATTACTTTGAATCAGTAATTCTATTCTCTATGTTTATTGAGAATGTATCACTATTTTCACAATTCTTAGTTATCATGTCTTTCAACAAATATAAGAATGTATTGAAGGGAATGAGTAACGCTGTAGAAGCAACATCAAAAGAAGAAAACATCCATGCTGAGTTTGGATTTGAGTTGGTTAACACAATCAAAGCTGAGAATCCTGATTGGTGGACTGATGAGTTGGTTGAAGATATTGTTGATGCAACTTTAGATGCATATGATGCTGAATCTGATATCGTAGAGTGGATGTTTGAAAAAGGAGATTTAGATTTCCTAACAAAAGAACAAACTTTAGAGTTTATTAAAGATAGATTCAATCGTTCTTTGAAGGCAATCGGAATTGATAGTGTGTTTACTATTGATGAGAAATTGTTGGAAACAACTGAGTGGTTTGATGATGAAATTCTAACTACAAAGCACACCGATTTCTTCAACAAAAGAAGTATCAATTATAGTAAAAAACAAAAATCAATTACATCAGACGATTTATTTTAAAAAGTTATGGAAGAAAGACAAGCATTCGATTGGATTAATGAAGAATCCATTACCTTCTTACGAAGAGGGTATTTAAGTGAAGGTGAACAACCTTTAGAGAGAATTAGAACCATTGCTGAGCATGGTGAGAAACTATTGGGAATCGAAGGATTCGCTGATAAGTTCTATGATTATATGGGTAAAGGATGGTATTCACTATCTTCACCTGTATGGGCTAACTTTGGTAAGCAAAGAGGTTTACCTGTAAGTTGTTTTGGTTCAAATATTGGTGATAACATTGAATCAATTCTCTTTACTCAAGCCGAAGTTGGTGAAATGAGTAAAATGGGTGGTGGTACTTCTGGTTACTTTGGTAACATCAGACATAGAGGTGCTGAGATTACCGATAATGGTCATGCACCTGGCGCTGTTCACTTTATGAATCTTTTCCAAAGTGTAGTTGATAATATCTCACAAGGTTCAACTCGTAGAGGTAGATTCTCACCTTACTTACCATTAGACCATCCAGACGCTATGGAGTTTTTGGAGATTGGAACTGAAGGTTTCCCAATTCAAGACCTTACACATGCGGTAACTGTTTCTGATGAATTTATGGAAGAAATGATTGCTGGTGATACTGAGAAAAGAGCACTTTGGGCAAAAGTAATCCAAAGAAGAGGTGAGATTGGATATCCTTACATTATGTTCTCAGATACGATGAACAAAAACACTGTTGAGGTGTACAAAGAGAAAGGTGCTAAAATCTACAACTCTAACCTTTGTTCAGAAATCGCTCTTCACAACTCAGAAGAAGAATCATTCGTTTGTGTACTTTCATCTATGAATGTTCTACACTATGATGAGTGGAAAGATACTGATGCAGTTGAAGTGATGACAATGTTCTTAGATGCGGTTGTAACTGAATTCCTTACTAAGATTGAGGACATTAGAGATAGTGGTACAATCGAAGGTAAGAGAGCATTCTTCTACTTAGAAAAAGCATATAACTTCGCTAAAAGACAAAGAGCATTAGGTTTAGGTGTATTAGGATGGCACTCGTTTATCCAATCAAAAGGATTACCATTTGATAGTAGAGAATCAGCTAAACTTAACATCGAAGTATTCAAATTAATTAAAGAGAAATCATACGCAGCTTCTGAAGAGTTGGCTAAGATGTTCGGTGAACCTGAATACCTAAAGGGATATGGTAGAAGAAATGTAACATTGAACGCTATCGCTCCAACAACTTCATCAGCATTTATTTTGGGACAGGTTTCACAATCAATCGAACCAATCTGGTCAAATTGTTATGTGAAAGATGTGGCTAAGATGAAAGTTACTATTAAAAACCCAATCTTACAAAAACTATTAGCAGAGTTGGGTAAAGATGATAAAGAAACTTGGGATAGTATCAAACAAAACGATGGTTCGGTTCAACACTTAGAGTTCTTAACTCCTATGCAAAGAGAAGTATTCAGAACTTTCGCTGAAATTAACCAAGCTACTATCATCAACCAAGCGGCAATCAGACAAGATTACATTGACCAATCACAATCTTTGAATCTAATGATTGCACCTGATATGCCAACTAAGGATGTGAACAAACTCCTTATTGATGCATGGAAGTTAGGAGTAAAAACACTTTACTACCAACACTCAATGAACTCAGCACAAGCTTTCGCTAGAAAGAAATTGGGATTGAATGACCTTCAGTGCATCGCATGCGAGGGTTGATGTGAGGGATATGTGTGAAGGATAAAAAACTAAATTTCTTTATATTTATATAAAAGATTTAGTATGTTTGTTCTGTATGAAATAAAAAATAAAGAAACCGATTTTAGATATATTGGTTGTAGTAAGGATTATGAGAATAGGTGGGTTAGGCATAAACGAAGTTTAACTGCCAAAGCCCACCACAATCCTCATTTACAAAATGCTTGGAATAAGTATGGTGAAAGTTCATTTGAATTTTCAGTAATAAAAGAATTAGATAGTGAAGAATTTATGTTTTTAGAAGAAAGAGAACTGATATCTAATTCAAATAATTTATACAATATAGCTGAAGGTGGATATGGGGGTGATGTATTTACAAATCACCCAAATAAAGAAGAATACAGACAAAAATTATCAAAAGCTCAAATAGAAAGAAATAAAGACCCGAAAGAAAGAGAAACATCGAATGTTTTTAGAGGACTTGTTGGTAAAGAGTTAGAAGCTAGAAAGAAAGTTTGGAGTAATGCTAAGCGAGGTAATAAGAATAGTAACTTCAGACATAACACACCTGTTAAGCAAATCGATATGGTAACTGGTGAGGTTGTAAAAGTGTGGGATTATCCATCTCTTGTAAAAGAAGGTGGATTTAATCCAAAGTATGTGATGAAGTGTTGTAACAAACATGAATCATCTAAATCTCATAAAAAGTTTTTATGGGAATGGGTAAATTAAACACTAAATTATGATAAAATTAACTGATTTATTAAAAGAAAACTCATCATCCACATATGATTATGGCAATTTTTATGTGTAGTTATTATTTAAAATTGTAAATATGAAAGCATATAAGTTAATTAGAAAAATGAAAGATGGTAGTTTATCACCTTTATTTATAAACCAAAAAAGTAGATTACCTATCGGTTTGTGGATGGATGCAGAGTTTCACCCAAAGAAAGGATTTGCTGAAAGAAAAGGGTGGCATTGTACACTTGAAAAGAACGCACCGCATCTATCTGATAAAGGTAGAGTTTGGGTAGAAGTAGAGGTTGATAATTACGAATTGTATAAAAGACCTGAATCTCAAGGGGGGATTTGGGTATTGGCTCAAAGAATGAAAATTGTTAAGGAAATTTAATTACACATACCAACAAGAAAAATAAATAAAATATCACCCACATTTAACCATTGCATATCTAAAACCTGGTATGGGTAAAAAGTATGTTGATATGTTGAATAAAGCTAAAGCAAATGAATTTTGGTTAGCACCACAATACGCAGTTTATTCTGAAGCAGATGGAACTAAAACAAAAATTAATATTAGAATAGATTAAAATGATAGAAGTAAAAAAATTTGAAGCAGATTGGTGTGGACCTTGCAGAATGCTAAAACCAACCTTTCAAAAATTGGAAGGAGAATTTGGAAATTCGGTAAAATTTTCGTATATTAATGTAGATGAACAATCTGAATTAGCTGGTAAATACGGAGTTCGTTCAATCCCATTCGTAGTTGTTGAAAAGGATGGTGAAGTTGTTCAGAGTGTTGTAGGTGCACAATCAGAAATGACCTACTCAAATATACTAAAAGGTTTACTATAAAATAAAGTGAATGCCAATACTAAGAGGTCAGTCTCACCCATCAGCTAAATTGACGGATGAGCAGGTTATACAAATAAGAAGGTTATGGAAAATGGGACACCGAAACATTCGAGTAATTGCTCGAAACAATAAGTGTTCCTCAGCCAATATTCTAAGAATTGTGAGAAATGAAACATGGACACATTTAAACGAATTTTGGTCTGGTAGTTTATGAAAGAAAACAAAACATATTGCGATACTTCAAAACTATCGATAAGACTCATAACGAAATCGGTAGCGAAGGATATCATTGTTAACAACCATTATAGTGGATTGTGGACAAAGGTATCCTACGCTATTGGTTTATTTACCTCCGAAGTAGAAGAACACCCATTTTTTAGTGGTGTTGAAGATAAACTAATTGGTGTAGCTTGTTATGGAGACCCAATTGGTAGAAGTGCTGGACAATCAATCACACCACTCTTAGAAAGAGATGAAGTATTGGAACTAACCCGATTATTTGTATTCGATGGATATGGTTCTAATATTGAAAGTTGGTTCTTAGGTCAAACTTTTGATTGGTTAAGAGAAAACGCTCCACAAATCAAAGCACTTATTTCATACTCAGACCCTAAAGAGGGACATTGTGGAACAATTTACCAAGCAACGAATTGGTTGTATCAAGGTAACAAACTCAGATTTAACGATAGTTGGGATTTCAAATGGGAAGAAGATGGTGAATGGTATCATAGTAGAACTTCTTATGTAAAGTTTGGAACAAATGACCCAAGAGAAATCCAAAAGATGATACCAACTCCATTTTGGATAAGAAAGAATCCCAGAAAGCATAGATATGTTTACATTCTATCAAAGGGTGGTGAAAAACGAAAGTTACTCAAAACTTTAAAGCATCCAACATTCCCCTACCCAAAGGAGAACGAATTATTTGTGGAAGAGATTCACAAATTAGAACCAATAAATTTGGAAATTACAAAATAATTTTGTATATTTGTTTATTAAATGAATTAACATGACTGAATCAGAAGAAATTGAAGAAATCTTAATGGAATCATCATCTTATGGATTAAGAGTAGAAGTAATGAATACTGCTTCTAAGATTATGGGAAGTAATCCCAAAATGAGAAAAGTAGATGCATACCACCAAGCTTTCAACGAATGGGTAAAGTAGAAGGAAAAGATTATTGTGATGCTAATAGGGTAAGTGTTGCCCCTATTGCAAAATCTATCGCTAAGGATATGATTATTAAAAAGCATTATACCCACGCCTGGACTGCTGCGAGGTATTGTTTAGGAATATATTACAATTCCGATGAAAAGGATATATTTGGAAATAGTAATAAATTAGTAGGTGTGGCTGTATATGGATTCCCAGTTGGGGCAAAAGCATCCACCTCAGTTTGTGAGGGATTATCAAAAGATAATATCTTAGAACTTACTCGTTTATATGTAGATGATGGATATGGTTCAAACATTGAGAGTTGTGCATTGGGTAAAACTTTCCAATGGTTAAAGGATAACGATACCAACATCAAAGTTCTGATTTCATACGCTAACAACGGACAAGGACACTTGGGTGGAATTTACAAAGCAACCAATTGGATTTATCAAGGGTTGAACACTTCAATTGCGTTAATGCCAAACTGGGGAATCTCACTATCTAATGACCCATATGATTGGATTCACTCTCGAACTGTATTCAACAATTGGGGAAGTGGCAACTTAGAACATCTCAAAAGAGAAATTGGAAAAGAGGGATATAAAGAATTTTGGAGAAGAGAAGAACCTCCAAAACATAGATACATTCAGATTCTTGCTCAGAACAAAAAAGAGAAAAAGGATTTGATGAAAAGGTTGAAGCATGAGATTCGACCTTACCCAAAAGAACTAAACGATTACAATACCGAAATCGTACATCATTACACTTATCCGCCAGAGGAAAGTAACGAAATAAATTTTTGGTAAATCATTTGGATAATTAAAAAATTATTCGTATATTTGTAAAACAATTTAAACCCTTGGGAATCCGATAATGGATTTAGTTAATAAGACTACACTTCCCTAATGAAGTTGTCCGAATTCCAAGTAAATAGAAAACAATTTAATAATAATGGAAGGTTGTAGCAATTACATTATGAACGCAGAAAATGCAAATTTGAACTGGTCACTACGACCATCGCTTGTACAAGCTGGAACAGTAGATTTAAGAACATCTTTAGAAATTTTATCAAAAGCAACAGTTGATGATGATTTAGCACAACGAATCTTTGTTGATTGGGATGATGCTAGAAAGCAAAGTTATATCTCATCTTTGTTGGTAGGTACAAACTTAACTTCAGTATTTGTACTTGCTGATTTGAATTCAATTTTAACAGCAATTGAATCTGATATCTCATCTGTTAAAGAACAAATAGAAAATGATGAAGTAGATAAGGGTGATGCCGAAAATGAACTTGATGCTTTAAATCAAAACAAAGAATATTTTAAATCTTTGGTAGATGATAATTATCAGTATTTGTTGTTGGATGGAAAGCACCGAGCTGAATTATTGGATGAGGTTTTTAACCGAAGAGAATTTAAATTTAATGATGATTCATTTGATGGTATCATCCAAACAAACGGGGTTTCTATAAATTTAAAAGGAAGAACTCTTAAAAACTTTGATGTTTCTCTTACCGAATTTATTAAGGATAATACTCAAACATTAATGACAATTATCCAAAACGGTCGTATTGAGGATATGCAGAGTATCTTTGTTAAAACTAATTCTGGATTACAATTGTTTCCAATGGAACTTCGTATTTGTACGATGAGTGTTGTTGCTCGTTTTGTTAGATTCTTAACAAAAAGTGATGAAAATCCTACGATATATTCATTCGTTCAAGCTCTTAAAGGATTGAGTGGTAATGGGGCTAAATCTTTGGAAAAGAAGGGGGATTTACTTTTGATTTCAACCATTTTGGCTTATTATTTTAATAAAATTAAAGAGGTAAAGAATCCATCTAAAAACTTTTATTCAGAAACATATTTGGACAAGATGTATCAGTACGATTTCCATATGAGTAAATCGGATGAATCATTTATTAGAGAGGTGTTCCATATTTTAGCAAAAGGTTCTTTGGAAGAATATAAAAAAGCAAAATCTGATAAAAATCCAAAGTATGTTGGGCTAACTTGGGCTGATACCCAAAACATAGCACTTATGATGATGCTATTGTTGTCTGGTAAAACAAATTACCTAAAATCAATCGGTTCTAAAGTTGATGTTGTTAAAGATAAAGAAGGTGAGTTCTTTAGAGCTTTATTTGAATGTATGGTTAAACTTATGGCTGAGGATTTATATGAAGTTGATACCGATGGTAATCCTATCGTTAGAAACGATAAGTATGGTAACCCAATGCATGATAAAAAAGGTAAGGTGTTGTTTATTGAAAATGAACACTCATTTAAACGAAAGAATCGTAACAATACTGAAGAAAACCAAGAGGCTAAACTTATGATGTTTGAAGAGTATCTTCAGAGAAATCAAATTATCGAATCTATGGTAGAGGCTGGTATTATTTTACTTGTTGATACTAAACGAACTCTTACCAAAGATGAGAAACGATATCAAGCAATTGCTGTTCAGGATTCTAAAGATATCTTCACTAACAAAAAGCTAACTTTAGGTGAGATTGAAAGTGGATTAACCGCTAACTCTCATATTGAAGCTCACTCAAAGGGTGGTTCTAAGATGGTAGTTGGTAGTTCAAAAGCAAATTTGAAATCAAAAACCGATACAATCTATAATGCACTTTGATAAATCGAAGAAAGAGTTAGTATATCACACTACAAATCATAGAGATGGTAAGCTCATTGAGCTTGCCACTCTTTGTAGTGATACTAATCGTAGATTGGTATTGATTATACCAACAATTAAGAAGTATCCTTTGGAAATTAACGAATGTTTTCGTATATTAGGGGATGACCTACTAATTTATGAAATGAATATGGGTATGGGTACTGTTTTAGCTAGTAGAGCTAGGAAGTATGTAGATTATATAGAAACTGCTGAACTATATGAGTAAAATTAAGTTTATATCAATTGAAACGGATTCACACAATGGTGTAGAGAAAAAACTACTACATAGTTGTAATGTGAATAATATTGATATTCAACTTATTGGTAAAGGTACTGGTTGGAATGGTTTTATAACTAAATGGCAGATAATGGCGGATTATCTAACTCAGATTAGTGAGGACTTTGTATGTTTAACGGATTCAAGAGATGTATTGTATATGAGTGATGAAGATACAATCTACAATACATTTATAGAAAACTTTGATAGAGATAGTATAGTATTCAATGGAGAAACACAATGTTTCCCAGAGCCAGAATTTGCAGAATTACATCCAAATCAACACAAAAAGTACAAATATCTAAATGCTGGTTGTGTTATTGGTAGTAGAAAAACTTTATTAGAAGCTTCCAATAAGGTATTAAAGTTATATGAAAAGACGGAATTGAATGATGACCAATTCCTTCTTCAAAAACTTCTTTTGGATAATAAATTAGATGGTAAACTTACTTTGGATTATGATTGTAAGATATTCCAATGTGTTTGGGATAATGATTGGGGAAGAAGCAATAATTTTGACTTAATTTATACGAAAGACGATATTTATAATAGATTAACAAATACACATCCTTTGATATTTCATTTTCCTGGCCCAACAACAACTGATTCGCAGGTTTGGAAAATATTAAATCGTGAATATTCAAATGTAGTAAAAAACAAATTCTTTTAATGAGAGTATTAGTAATACCAAATTACACAAACTTTGGGATGGCAAAGGATATCAATAGGGATTCGTTCCTATTAGTGTTCAAATCCTTTTTAGATAACACACAAATCGGAAAAGAATGGGAATGGATTCTTCCTTACCCTGATTTGAATAACCATCCGGGCATTATCAACGCATTTGAATATCCAAATGTTACCTTACTGAAAATGGAGGGTTTAGATTGCTTCCCACCAAAAATGAGGGTAGATTATCCTCATAAAGTGTTTGAACGAATTATAGACAAATACAATGGTGAATTCAATCTAATCTGGTCACATTTGCCTGAGTGGACAAACGAATTCAAAATCACCCGTATCTATAACAAAACTCAACCAATCATTGGTTACTGCCATTGGTGGGAAATCAAAGATAATGGTGCGAGAGATGATAACTCATTTTGGAGAAATGTGAAGGGTATGTTACAAATGAAAGTTTGTGGTGTAAACTCACAATGGGTAAAGGATTTGGTTATCAAACGAGCATCCGAAACATTCCAACCACATATTACCGATAAGTTGGAAGAGATTATTCAACCTTGGTATTTAGGATGTGATTCAGCAACACCAACTGGTGAATATGATGATAAAACAATTGTGTTCAATCATAGAGAAGGTGTTTACACTGGTTCAGAATGGTTCTTCCAAACTATGGATGAATTGTGGAAAGAAAGACAAGATTTCAAAGTTTACACATCCCTAAAAGATATGGGTAAACCTTATACGAAATATATTGGACACGCTGATAGAGAAGTTTATCTGAATCAATTAGCAAAAGCACACTTTGGAGTTGGAACATTCCAAGGTTATTCAGCATGGAGTATGAGTGCAACTGATGGATTGAGTAGAGGTGTTCCATATCTACTACCAAATGATTTTTGTTACCCTGAAATGGTTGATAAAGATTATCCACTACTTTACAATGGTAAGAAAGAGTTCAAAGAAATGGTTGTAAAATTATTGGATGGTGAAATCCAAAGACCTGATGTAACTAACATTGCAGAATCTCTTCTTTGGGAACATCAATTGAAGAGTTGGAAAATTGAAGAGAACTTTATTAATAACGCAAGAAAATCTTTTGAATAAATAGTAATTGTTATTACGAAAACATAATACTTATTATCAAAACCAAAGTATTATGGAATATTATGTTTATCAACACAAACGATTAAAGGATGGCTCTATTTTTTACATAGGTAAGGGTAAGAATGGAAGATTTAATTCCGATGAACGTAGAAATCTACATTGGCGGAATATTGTTAAAAAGGATGGTGGGTTTACTGCCGAAATAGTAAAAGATAATTTAACCAATGAAGAAGCCTGTTTATTGGAAGTAAATCTAATTTCAGAAATTGGATTGATTAACCTCACAAATATGACTGAAGGTGGAGCTGGTGGTGATACTAGAGTAAAGTTTACAGATGAACAGTATGAAGAATGGCTAAAAAACAAATCCAAAGTTCAGACTGGAAAAACTTCATATTGGAAAGGTAAAAAAAGACCTAATCATAGTAAAAGAATTAAAGAACTAATTTCAGATGGACACTATAAGGGTCTTACTAAAGGAATATCAAAGAGTGAAGAACATAAACAAGCTTTAAGTGAATCAGCTAAAAAAAGAAAAAGAAAAATAGTGAAATGTGATAGGTGTGGTAAGGAAGTTCCAGATACACATCTATCGGTTCATAAAAAAGGAAAAAAATGTTTGGTATAACCAAATATATTTCGTATATTTGAAACAAATAAAAGTTTAACCATTAAAATTTAGAAGTCATTTATCAAAATTGTTATTATCAACGAGAAAAGAACCTAGTGCACATCTGGGACGATAAACGTGGATATTTTAACTTTCCCTATACCCGCTACGCTTATGAAAAAGTAGATAATGGAGAATACGAAACTCTTTATGGGGATAGGGTAACTAAAATCTATAAATTTACAAAGGATGACCCAAATCTATTTGAATCGGATGTACCCGAAACTACGAGAGTTTTGGTGGACACATATACTGATTCGGATTTACCATCGGAAGGGCATATAGTTTTAACATACGATATTGAGGTAGAGATGTTGAGTGGGTTACCAGACCCAGAAAAAGCAGAAAACGAATGTACCTCAATAGCATTGCATGATTCTGCAACTG